AAAAATATTTTTGACCCTATATAGGTATATCCTGTATAAACTATGGGACGTGACCTAATTAACGGTGAAATCCTATGGCAAGAAAAGCAGCAAGTAAAGTGACTGGCAAGCCCCGTGAAACGCGAGGGAGGCCGCCAGCAACAACAGAACAACCTTTGACCCGTAAACAAGAGCTTTTTGTAAAAGAGCTTGTAAGTAAGGACGGTCAAATAACTTTGCGCGAGGCAGCGATCAATGCTGGTTACGCGGTAACATCCGCGCACAGTAGGGCGTATGAACTAACCAACCCGCACATTTCCCCGCACGTTGTTGCCGCGATCAACGCCTATCGCCGCGAATTGGACGAAAAGTTTGGGGTGACCTACCAACGCCACTTGCGTGACCTTCAAACTATCCGCGATGTGGCTTTGCAGAACGGCGCATATAGCGCAGCTGTTCAGGCGGAATACCGCAGGGGGCAAGCGCAAGGCGACATATATGTTAGCAAATCTGAAATCCGTCATGGCTCGATCGACAGTATGAGCAAAGATGACGTTTTGAAAGCTTTAGAGGAAATCAAGCAAAGCTATGCCCCAGTCACCATCAACATTACTCCCAAAGAAAAAAAGAATGCCAGCAATCGCGGTAAAGCGCGAAGCAGGCTTTTACAAGCAGATGAGGGAAGCGACGCAGAAATCGAACCGCAAGATATTGTTGACGCGGATTGAAAACTCTATCGGCGCGGGCATCCCTGATGTTCTTTTGTGCGACGAACAAGGCACGTTTCATTTTGTAGAATTAAAGTTTTTGACCAGCAACGGGGTGACCTTGCAGCCGTCGCAAGTGGCATGGCTTTCACGCCACCAGCACAGCCCGTCATGGATACTAATTAAAAAACAGAACAAACCTGTGGATGATCCGGAATTGTTTTTGTATCCGGCTAGCGCAGCCGTCGATCTAAAAATGGACGGGCTGCAATCCGTCGAGCCGCTGCATCATCAAAAGGGGAAATTTAACTGGGATGTCATTTTTGACTTGATATGTCCTATATAATCCTATATTCAGGGGGTATCGTTAATTAATACGGGAGTTTTGAACGATGCCAAAATATAGAGTAGCAGTATGCTTAGAAGAGGGTGTGGTTTTGGTGGTTGACGCCGCGAACGCTGCGGATGCCGAAGCCGAAGCGTATCGGTTGGCCGATGATATGGGCGGGACAGATTATCCAAATCAGTATCGCCCCAAAACGGTTCACCGTGAGTTTTGGACACAAGATGTGGAGGCTTTGGATGATTAAAACCTTGATGGAATGCTTGAACTGCAAGCACACCGAAGAGCATATTGCGCCATTGCCGGAGCAATGCCCGAAATGTCAATTCTATTGTTATTACAAGCCGGAGGAAATGGATGATGATTGACGTTAAAAGAAAAATTCATATTGATCTGGTAGCTTTGTATGATCTGGCCTACCAGAACGATCTGCCCGAAATATGTGGGGCGTTGTCTAATGTCGAGCATATGGTTTGGGAAATGCGCCGTCGTGAAGATAAAGAAGGGAAAAAAGCTTAATGTTTATATTCAGTATTATTGGCCGATTGCTTTACGGTAAAGACTGGGAAAAGCACACTCAAAAGCGAACGCGGTATGTGAAACGCCGACGCCGATAGAAATTTATAAAAATTTAAGCTTGCGTTATATGCGAGATTATGAGACAACAATCACCAGCGACAGAAATGTTGCTGGTTTTTTAACTTCTACGGGAAATAGAAAAATGACACATACTATCGAAAATCCAAATAATCTTTTGCAAATCGACGGCCAGCCCCAAAACGGCATAATGGGGGCGTCGCAAGTACCGCACCGCCATGAAAAACACACTATCGAAAACAACAAAAATTCTCTCGCTAATCTTTTGGTTAAGGTACAGGATCAGGCCAGCCGCAACGCTGATTATCTGGCACCGCTTAAAGATTTGCAGAAAACCACCACCGAAACCGGCAAGCCGCAAATCGTTGTCGAGCAATCCGGAGGGGTTCCAACGCAGTTTTTTGATATTAACGAGGTATCGTTCGGGCAAATTGCCAGCCATGCCGATATTGAGACCCGCACGGCTCGCCGGTTGCAGGCCAGATATCCCGCTGAGTTTGACGGGCTTTTGAATGCAATCTGGCGTGATAGCAACGACGTCCGTATGATTAGAACACGCCATGCTGAGACAGCCGCGCCGTTTACGTTTGGCGGTGTCGGTGTAAACCAGCCGCCCCGCTCGCAGTGGAACGATGCCGCAAATCCTAATGGCATGGTGCGGGCGTTTGTTTCGGACAAGTTTAAGACGTTCGACAATGTCAATTTGCTTGAAGCCGCATTGCCGCAATTGATGGACAACCCCGCCGCGTTTCAGGTTGTAAATGCCGACGTCACCGACAAGCGGCTTTATTTGCGCTTAAAATCTCTTGTCCAGACTGGCACGGGTGCCGCGTTAAATGATTTGATGGCCAACGGCATTGGCTTACAGAACAGCGAAGTTGGCGCGGGATCAGTTAGCGTTTACCAAATCGCTTGGACGTTGGCTTGTCTTAATGGAATGCAAACCCAAAACAAAACCCGTTCGTCGCATATCACAAGCGCACGTGATACCGACGACTGGGGCTTGTTGTCGGATCAGGCTAAAGACGCTGATAACCATGCGCTTGAATTGAAAATTCGCGATCTTGTCGGGGTGTATTCAAGCCGCGACGCATTCGATCAGGTCATTGAGCAAATGAAACAAGCCGCCGCTGATACTATCGACGGTTTCGCGGTTGATAAGACCGCAGTCGTTGGCGGGCTTGGTAAAGTTATGCAGCTAACCAAAAAAGAGACTAGCAGCGTTCTTGATGGATTGCTCGACACTATCGGCCAAGCCGGTTATGAACAAGGCCGCCCATTGTCACGGGCAACCCTGATCAATGCGGTAACCGCTGTTAGTCATAAAGCCGATACCGACGACGTCGATTTATGGCAGCAGCGCGGCGGGCAATTGCTCAATATGAAACCCGCCGATTGGCAACGGGTGGCAGCTATTGCCGCATAATATAAAACTTTTCCCCGATAAGCCCCGCCCTAAAAAGCGGGGCTTTTTGTTTAGGCTTGCATTACATGGGATAATATGGGATAAGGCGGAAAGTTTTAAATTTTCTATAGGGGTTTACCATGTTAAAAACTACAGCAATTAGCACCGCAAAAAAAACCGCCGGTTGCGCCGTTACATATCGCGCTGGAACTGGTGACAAGTTCGCAACTTGTCCCGCTAGCTGTTCATTAAATCCAAGCGGGCGCGGTTGCACGGAAATTGACGAACCATATTTAGACGCGGTTTTATCGGCCGTGCCCCGTCGCGGTGTTTCTTTTACCTATTCCCATTTTGATCCGCTTTTTTGGGCGCATAGGTTGGCCGCGGGTAAAACTGTTATCAATTACAGCGCCGACGGTTTAAACGAAGCCTATTCGGCTTTCCAGTGGCGCGCGCCGGTTGTAACGGTTGTCCCCGAAAACTTTTTTGCAAATGGTAAATGGGATAAACTGGCCGACGTTCGGCTGGTGCGATGCCCCGCTGAATATAACAGCGCGGTAACGTGCAACAATTGCGGCGATGGCTTGCCGCTATGCGCCCGCCCTGATCGGGATTATATTATTACATTTACCGCGCACGGTTCTGGCAAAAAGAAAATCAACACCGGCCAGCGCGGCGGGTGTTATGCCGACGGCGGCAACGTCAACATTCATTGGCAGAATACCGCCAAACAGGCGCAAGCGCAAACCGACGGCGAGCGGTTGCGGGCTTTTGTCAAAACCCTGCCAACCGGCGCAATATTGCGCCAGCACGTTGCGGGGGATATCGGGAAAGAATAACCCGCCCCGCATTGCCCCATTGCCCCGCCCTGATCCGGCGGGGTTTTTTTTATTTGACATGCTGGCCGGTGTTATCGCATATTATCCCACAAGCGGCCGGATTGGCTGGCCGCAATTACTACGGGAAATAGTAAAAATGGAAAATCAAAACTTTATACCAGCCGAAACCCTTGATCCCCGCGATCAGCAAATTGTCGATTTGGAAAGCCAGCTCGAGCATTATCGCCGACGCGATCAATTGAAAGCCGAACAGCTTGACCAGTTGGGTGATGCGATCATGGCCGTGATCGGTGACAAAGTTGAAGCCTTGGCCGAAGCAAAGGCCGACGACGCGGTTGACGGCGCGTTCAGGGATTTCCACACCGAATTCAACATTCATGATCATCAATCAGAAATTGAAGATATGATCAATGATCGCCTGCCAGCCGTTCAGGATGAAGATGATCACCGCGAAGCCGTCGAATCTATTGTTCGCGACGTTCTATCAGGGGCAACCGTCACAATAGACGTTTAAGCCCCGCACAAGCCAACAACCGCCCCCGCTGGTGCATTACTAGCGGGGGGTTTTTAATGCCT